GTTAGTCAGTAATGGCACGTTGGCGGGAATCGCCAATCCCGAAAGATCGACCACCACCGGATGCTTCCAGCCGGGCAGATTCATCTTGCCGCCGGAATAGGCGATACCCATTACTTTGGGATTGGCTGACTTTCCGCTGCCATCGGCGGCAGCCTCGATCATCAAGAATTCGGTTTGTTTATCCATTTGCTTTGTTCTCCGTAGCTGAAGTTTGAGGTTTGCTGATTTCATCGCTGCCAAGACCAAGCTCGCGCATCAGATTTTTCTCACGGGCTATTTGATGAAGCTCTTCTTCCCAGTCCCGGCCCTGACGGGCGTATTCGTAGGCGAGTGTGGTGGTATTGCTTGCAAGACGGAGTTTCTGGGCGTTAGCTTCCTTGTAGGGATCAACATGTTCCATTCCGTCCCAGAACCACTGGTGCGGCGGCAGGATTCGGCTGACAGGTTTGTTTGACGCGAGCAGATACTCCGTCAGCCAGACGTGCAGAATTCGGTCGAGAACCGTGCGGGCGATAAAATCCTGATCCACCCTGATCGCCTTGAAATAGGTTTGGTGGTCAAGCCGACCGGACGAGTAGTTGTAGCCAGAGGAATTGCCAGCCGCGATGTTGTACGGCATGTTCAGACAGCGGGCGATTTCGTTGAGAATCTCGTGTTTGAATTCGGCGTAGGTCGTCGCGGGCTGCTCGGGTTGAAGCTGGCTCATCTTCCAGCCGCCCGGCATGGTCAGCAGCATGTTTCGTTCGAGTTCGATCAAGTCCATCGGCTCGACAGCGTCGGCTTCACCGGATGCGGGCGCGTCGGTGTAGAGAATGCCCGCGAAATTGGCGGCGGATTCAGCGGCGGTGATAACCGCCAGCGTGAACCGTCGCAGTTGCGCGAATAGCGGCAAGGCCGGAGTGATCTCCGGAATCCCGCGATGTAGTTGCGGCCGATCCGAGCGGAAGCAGTGAATCATCGCGTTGGCGGGAATAATGTTCGCGTCGTCACTGACGCTGAACGATTGCCCGCCGGGATGCTTTTTCAAAACGCGATAGCTGACAGGGTTGCCGTGTTCGTCGAGTTTGACGCCGTCGATGTCGTTGTCTTTGTGTGTAAAAGTCAGTTCGCCAGCCACCTGATCCGCTTCGATCAGTTGCACATCCATCTGGATCGTGTGGCTGATCCTGGGGTTGGCCATCAATAGAGCGAAGGATTCACCATCCTGACAGCGTGCCATCCGCATCGTGCGGAGCTTTTCCGGCAGGCCGACGGCGTTTGACCATGCGGCAAAATCGCGTTCAACTTGACGGTTCAATTCGGTATCGTCGCTGAGCAGCTGCAATCGCGGGCCGGTGCCGATGGTGTCGTTGGCAATCGTCAGAACGATCCCGCGAGCGTAGGAATTGTTGGCCACTTCATAGCGACTGCGCTCACGAAGCTGGCGGCGAACTTCCGGCGAGGCGGCAAGGTCGGCGGAGAATCCATCGGCGGCCGCCCAGTGCTTTTGATTGTCATGGGTGGTCTGCGCGGCGTCGAATCGTCCCCGCACGAAATTCAGCCCGTGCCGCTGGCACCCTCGCCAGAAGCCGCCATGGGCCGATTGGCTCTGCGAGCCATTTCGCCGGAACAAGCCGGTAATATTGTTCAAAAGTCCCGCCACGCTCTTTACGCTCCTGACGCTTTCATCTTGGAAATCCGAATTCCCATGCCTTTGGCCGCAGCCTTCTTGGATGCCAGATAGCGATCCGCCTCGATCTGGTCTTTGAGCGAATGCTGCTCGACCTCGCCGCTATCGCCCCGAACCCGCTTGGGCTCGGTGGCGTTTTGTTCTATGGATTGCTGAAGTTCATCCGTCATGTTCGTTATCCTTAAAAATGAGCCTGTTTTATTGGCCCATTCATTTCTTACCCGGCGCGTAGGCCAACTGTCGGAGAGCGGATAAATTTTTTGGAAAAACCACAGGGAAGGATTTAACGGCGGGAACTACGCTTGATATCGGAGAGCTTCAAACGTTTGGCGACGGGCTTGGCGATTTCCTGTGTACCGGGCAGAATCGCCCCCTGAATGCTGGCGGCGACCGCGCAGCCGACGATGCCATCGAACCAGTGGTTGTCGTGGGCTTCGGGACGGAGTTTCCATTCATCCACCGTTCGGCCACGACCGGAGGTTTTGACGCGATACTCGGCGGTGAGATGTTCGGCGAAAAGCTGATGACGTGCCGGATCACGTCCGAACAGCGAAAGGCAACCCCGGTCGCCCATCACCGCCGCTAATCGGGCGTGGATGAATGATTTCCAGTAGTTGGTATCGTACAAAACGTGCCGAATCGCCCGCTTGCCATGGACGTTGGGAATCCGCCAGTTATGCCCGACCCGGTCGCCACGCTTCTTCCTGTATTCGGCGAATGGCGTGGATGACGCGCCGACGTAACGTCCGTGGCTTGGATATAGAACCGCCGCATGGTTTGACTGGCGACAGAACTGATAGACCACATCGGTCGATGTTCCCCAGTTGGCGTCGATCAGGCAGCGTTCGATTTTCATCATCGCGCCGTCGTCACGGTTCCATTCCTTGGAAAGATACTCACCGGTTAGCGTTTCGAGTCCGGCGTAGATCGAACCTTCCAGACCTGCTCCTTTTTTCTCGTCCAACAAGGTCGGACGGGCGTCACGGAGCGTGAAGTATCGTCGCCGCTGGTCGGGATAGGCCCCATAGTCAACCACATAGCCGGTAAAATCCGATTCCCACGCCGCGACAACATAGAACAGTAGCTTCCCCTGAACATCGATGAACATCGTCAGGTGGTTACAGCCGATTGGAATTTCGCCGATCTTCTGGCCATTGAGTTTCTGGGCGATCTCATCGACGGTAAGCTGTTCGTCCTCGCCGACATTCTCCGGCAGAGGTTCGTTCTGATATTCCGCCCAGAACGCCGTCTCATCCTGCAATTTCAGATTCATCGCGTGCTGGATCGCGGACGCCTCATCATGATTGAATCGCGGCAGCCAGGCCACTTTCGCTCCGGCGTCCATCGCTTGCTGATTAGCCCTGTAAAACGCTGTGGCCTCCCGCAGGTCACCATGGGCACGCAGGGAATCCGCACGGATTTCGGCGTAACGATCCCAGAGCTTTTCATCGTCGGGAAAGGTATAGACCATCTTGGTTCGTTCGCCATTCCATTCGGGATGTTTTTCCGTATCGAGAATCCGATCGGCCATATCGCCGGGGCGAATTACGGTACATGGCATGATTCCGCTGATTTTTTGCCCCGGCCCCGCCAGACCCAACACCGCGCCAGCGAGAATGCGCTCACGGTTGGCGCACTGGCTAAGCGACCGGGCCGATTCATCGGTCTGCGGATCGTCCAGAATGACAAGCGAAGGCCGAACCGTCTGGCCGTCGGGACGTTTGAACTTCATACCGCGAATGCGACCGGTGATGCCAGCCACGCGAATGATCGCGCCTGAGGCGGGCGAGCCTTCAATCGTCGGCAGAACCACTTCATTGGCCGTCCAGCTTATTTGCGTGCGATTACCCTGGTAAAGTTGACCACCGCAGCGATTGGCGATTCCCTCGAGGCAATGGATCGGATAACAAATCGCCGGGAAATCCTCCAACAGCAGTTCGTTGGATTCCAGTTCGGCCTTGATCGAATCGAGCATACTCAGGGCATGGCCTTCATCGCTGCCTATGAGCGTCACAAAATCACGGTGGCCATAAACCATCGCCCAGAGACAGGCCGTTTCCGCAAGGGTTGATTTACCGCTGCCGCGCGGCATGGCCATGGCGAACAATCCGCCATGCAAGACCGCCTGCTCGATCTTGGCGATGACACGAAGGTGGTCATCCGACCATTCGAGATTGAACGTCAGCGGAAAGTAGCTTTCACAAAACAGCCGGAAGTTGTCGCGGCACTCTTCCATCCGCTTTGAGTCAATCACCGCAGGCAGCTGGCCGATATCCCGTCCCGCCTGTGACAAGGCGGCATTGCGTGCGCGAGCGGCTTCCTTCATCGCCTCGTAATCACGAGTTTCGCTTTCGGTCTTTTCGCGGTGCCGTTCATCCACCAGCCACGCCAGATACTTGAACAGGTTCACCGTCCTGCCATCCGGCGAAATACGAAAGCCCGCCTGCTGGCGATGCCGGAACACCTTGGTGCCCTCGGCGACCGTGCCAAGGCTGGTCGAATTCAGCAGCCGCACCAGTTCGGATGGTTTGAGTTGGGTCGGATCAATCGCCATAGCCCATCTCCCGAACCAGCCAGGCGGCGTATTCGATCATGTTGATAGTGCCGTCCTCCGCCACCGGCGCACCGGCTTCTATGTCGGCGGCGATGGTTTCGTCGGAAACTTCCCGCGAGCCGGATTTTCTGAGGATTTCAGCCAGCTTTTGGGGCGAAATCGCGGTGATTTTGGGAGTTTCTTCGGTCATATCTCTTGCCCCGCTCGCGAGTTGTGTAATTGTTGTAAATTACTGCCAGATAATGACTTAACCGCCTTGCTTAATGCGTGTTTTGAGGTAATGTGTGACTGTTGAATAAAGAATGTAACCCCTTGAACAGAAAGGACATAACGATGGATAAGACTGAAAAACAAAATGCCAACCGCGAGAAGATGCTGGCGGAACTTCGCCGGGCAAGAAACGACATCGCGGCCTTGACCGACTGGATGGAATTGCAGCTCGGCCACTACAGCAACGAGGAAATCGCCGATTGCCCCGAAGGCTTTAACTGGAGCAGCGTCGGAACGCTCAAGGAAGTGCGAAGCCAACTGATGGATACGCTTCGATTCTTCGCCGGGTTTGAGACCACCGAAGAACTGCAGAACTCGCTCGACGACCTCAACGGGGATAACGAATAAC